TAAATACTTTTCTAATTGTTTATTATATACAAAAGTTCTTTTAGAACCTTGCAAATTAGAGTAAGCATTATAAACCATGTTAAACATTTCTCTATACTTAGGAAAAGACCTATAATTAGATTCATGCATTTTTTCATAGTGATATACAGAAGCCCTATCTCTTTTTAGCTCTTTTGCTATAATATTTTGATGTGTATCATCTACCATTCTAGCAACTACACTAGCAACTGATCTTGGTATCTGATATTCTTTTTTCCTACTTCTGTAAGAAAGAGAACCCTTACGCAACCCTACTATATTGGTAGTAAGGTCGCATAAGAGTTTAAAATTAATCTCTTCTATCATCTTAAAATGGTGTGTCAGATGTTACAAACTCATCATTGTCAGACTGTTGTGTAAAGTGGTAGCCATCTATGTTGTGATAATATTTTCCATTATACTCTCTTGAATAAATATTACAAAGAATAGTTACTGTCATGCCTACTTGGAGCTTGTTTAAATGTTTGATCTTATCCTCTCCAAAAGCACTTACAGCTGTCAAGTTATTAAATTCATCTCCTGAATCTATTACAACTGTTTGCTTTTGCCATTCTTTTCCTGTTTTACTTGTGCCTGATTCTAGGTCAAGCACCTTTACTAATTTACCTTTAATTTCCATTTTTATTTATTATTGATTAATATTTCTTTTTAAAATCTTCGCTTTCATCTTCGCCAAATACTCCAAGCTCATAAAAGCCAGTTAGTTTTAGCACCGCCCTAGACATAGCTCTTTTCTCTGCCATCTCCATAACATACCAAGTGTTGCAATTTCCGTCTTTAAACCCACCCTTAAGGGCTGATCCAAATGTCTGTATAGATGCTTCACCTTTAATTGCATTAGCTTTTACTACACAAAAATCTTTTTCACAATTTATAACTTCATAGTCAATAGTGATATTTTCTATTGCCTGAATCTTGTCTATGCCTGATCTTGTGATGATTACATAATGCTGATGCTTAAAGACATCTTCTTTATCTAATCCGTAATGTAAATACTTCTCTTTTATTTTCTCTGTTCTCATATCGTTGTTATTAATGCTTTGTTATTATTTAGTTTATTGTATTTCTCTCTATATATTGCTAGATTCTTATTTACAGCTTCATTGTATTCTTTTAGTGTTGGTCTATCTTTTCTTGTTTCACTAAATACAATACCATCCCAGTAGCTGCCTTTCTTTTCTGTTTCGTAAGAAAAAGATTCATCAAGATTAAGACCAGTCATTTCAATATAGGTATCAAGAGCTTCATCTATTTGCTCTTTAGTGCCAAATATTCTTATACTAGGCTCTACTCTTTTCAAGTCTGAAAACCAACCATCAGGAGATAGTTTTTTAATTGTTTTATACACTCCATTGTTATAGAAGTAAAAGTCTTGTGCTAGTAGTTCCATTGTGTATTGTCTTTAAAGTTATAGTATTCTGTTTTTAGTTTAACAAATAAGTCTATTACTTGTTCATCTAATGATCTTTCCAATAAGAATCTTTTGTGTTCTAGCTCTATGCTTTTTACTAATATAAATAAGCCATCAGTAATTTTATTAAGCCATAATGGATTTTCTTCTATTACATCTAATATAGATATAATAGCTTCTTCTTTGTTTGTTGCTTCTAACATTTTAAAATTTGAGTACATCTGTTTTTGGTATTGATTAATATGATGCAATAATACAAACTATTTTTTAATCAACAGACTTATCAACAACTTTATTTACAGACTTATCAACAATTATAGTGTTAATAGTGTTTTTACTAGATAAGCAACTTTAAGTGCTGTCTAGTATATTACCATTAAAAAGATGTGAAAGTGCCTTAAAAGGCTAAACGGGGGTATATTAAATAGCAATAAGTAATACTATTATAATAATTAGAAAGTAAAACAGAGTAAGCTTTGTAGAATCTTTTAGTTGCATTATAAGTTCATTGGCTCTAGTATCGGCAAGCGACCATTCTCAATTATCACTCCTACTGCTATGATAGGCTTCTTAGTAAAGTTTTTTGCATAGTTCGCCGCGTAGCTGTTTACATTGAATGCCGAGCCTAATTGCATAGACCATAATAAATTATCTTGGTTTGCATGGTAGATTATGCTAGTTTCTGTATGAATATGCCCTTGACAAATTTTAGTATTCCAATTAACAGCTCTATTAATAGCACCATTTCTTCCAGAGCTACCAGTTCCATGTAAATACATTACACCATCTTCTAAGAACTTATCTTTCCAAATCCAACCTGGAGTTCCTAATACATCATTAAAGTCCTTTAGCCATGCTTGAGATAATCCTGAAGCCACTAATTTTCTTGATATAATGGCATCATGGTTTCCAATGCAAATTGTTGCTTCGTTCCATTCTTCCCAAAAAGGCTTAATTTGCTCTATTGCTAAAGCAAGTTCATCTCCTGCACTTTTGCCATCAGGAGCAATCTCGTGAAAGCTTGAAAATGAGTTGTCCAAAAGATCTCCTGTGAAGTGTACGGAGTTACAGTTCCATTTACGATAGACTTCTTTACAATGCCGAAAGAATCCTGGCTCAATGAAAGGAGCATGCAAATCTGGTATGATTAGCTTTCTCCTTTCATCTTTTGCCCTCATCTTTTTTAATGCCGCTATTTCATGCGGCTTTAATCTAAATCTATTATTACTTTTTTGATCCATCTGCAATACCTTGACCTAAGACAAGTGCTGCTATACTAAATAGTATGTTTTTAACCTCATCAGCATTTAAACCTAAATGGTCGCTAAGTAAAGTCGCTATACAGCCAATTGCAGTATATAGAAATTTACGACTTGAAATTGCCTTTTTTAAAGTTTGTACTAAAATCCATTCTTTCATAATTATTTATTTTTGATTATTAAATTAATATTTTCTCCTCCCAAATTTATTATTTCTTTCATAAGTAAATCCATAGCCAAAGTTGAATTATGAACAATATCTTGTTGGCTACCCTGTCCTACTAGGATGCAACCCCTTGTATCTTTAGCTGTATTACCCCTATGAAATAATATGTGTGATCTGTCTTTTACATCTTTAACTAATAAATGCAAATAGTCTCTTGTTGCTGATTCTCTTGCAACCCTTAATCTTACTTTGTATTCTCCTACTGGAATGCAAGATATGCTTCTTTGATTATCTCTATAAGGTAACTCTAATGTATCACAGAATCTTTCTCCATTTACAAATAGTTCTCCTATTGTACTTTCATCACTAAAAGTATCTCTAAGAATTAATAGGTTTATTTTGGAGGGTTTAGAGATAGTAGGCTTTATAGATTTTACATCCTTTAACTTCTTTAAGAAATTCTTTACGCATTTTAACATCACTTTCTTTTGCTTTGTTATACTTAGGGTTGTTGCTGTTTAGTTTGCGTTTCTTTGGCATTACCTTTGTTTTTTATGATACCACCACTTGTCAATAGTATAGACTATTGAAATAACTAATAGTAATATTTTTAGAGCTAGTTCTAAATTAGTGAAGGTTGTTACACTTAGGATCACACTGTTTACTCCTAACACTTCCCCTACCTCTTTTGTTATCTCCTTTAATGGCATCTTGTAAATATGTTTTAAGTTTATTTATATTTTTTATTTTTGGCTTGTAATGTTTTTTCATTAAGTTAAATCAGGAGTTAAAAAATTTCTTAAAGTTAATTTAGTTCCTTTTTGCATTGGTCTTTCAAGATTCATGCCATTATAATAGGCATTAGAATCAGGATTGACATCAGCACCTGAATTAGTTGAATACTCAGGAAAGCTAGATGTATTGTTTCTAACATAGTCAATCATTCTTTCTGTGTAATACTCAGCAGTATTTCTAACCTCTTCTCTTAAATGTTGAGCTTCTTCCGTACTAAGGGCATTTCCTGTTTCGCTTGTTTTGCTGTAAATATTTCCATTTTCAATTTTAAATCTTAAAAAAGGAACGGCATGATAAAATGCCCAGTTTGGCAGCATATCCCCTATGTAGTCATCTACTAAAGTCTTGTATGCTTCATTACCTACATTACCTATTGTCCCTGCTGTAATTAAATCTTTTAGTTTCTGTGTAAGATCAGTTCCCAACTTAGTTTCAACATACAACTTCTGTGCCTGCCTTACATAAGGAAGCAGCAAGTCAGTTGAAACATTCAAATTGATTGCAGTTGAATCTTTTAACTTCTGTTCTGATATAAAAAGTACATAGCTCATAGTTATCTTGGTTCTAAAAATCCGTTATTCTTCATTCTCTTTGGGGGTCTTGCTACTAAGTTGTCATTTTTCTCTGCTGTAAACCCCTCTGACAATGCCTTAGTATATGATATTGCTTCACTTGGTTTTATATTACTTTTAGCACCTCTTAATGATGTTTTGTAAATTCTTCTTAGCCAAAAATGATGACAATTTCCACCGCCTTTGTAAAGCCAAATAGAATAAGTTGCAGCACCTCTAGGTCCCCAGCCTGGATTTACTGCTCTATCAGTCATTTGTAAAATATCCTCTTTTCTGTATATTTTTTTAGCTGATTCCATTAGTCTGCAAAACTCTCTAGTAGAACCCTCTTGACTTAAGAAATTGTCTTTAGTATATACATATCTCACTTTGTAAAAATCATTATCTGACTTATTAGTTCCATCTTGACTACTTCTAGCATTAGGTCTAGCAGTTCCAGTTGATGCTAATTCTGTTTTGCTATTAGCTATATTGTTAAGCTCAGTTTCAAAATTAAAGTCTTGGTGTTCTCCATCTACTACTTCTTCTTCAATTAGTTCCCAGTCCTCAGGTATATCTTCTCCAAATTCTTGGATAAACTTAGATAGCTCTGTTGCTTCAGAATGATCTTTACAAGCCATATAAGCCGTTTTGCCCTCGTATTCGTGTTCGTGGTAGCCTTCACATCCTAAAGTCTTAGCATGAGCTTCAGCTTCTTCTATTGTACTAAATACTGGTTCTCCATCTATCATTCCAACTTTAGCTAGTTTTACATCTTGCTCAACAGTTGCTTCATCTTCTTCTAATGGTGCTAATCCAATATCCTCTCTAATTTCGTCTTGTGTCATTACCTCTCTAATAGTCTTAGAGTCAAATTGAACTGTTATAGGTTTTAATTGTACAAACTCAACCTCTAAATCCATATTGTTTACAGAAAATATAGTCTGTAAAGTATTTAGTATGTTAAGTTGAAAAGGTCTAACAACTGTATTTAAGTAAAAGTTAGAAGCGTTTATAAGCTCATCTGTATTGCTTGAGAAGCCATTGGTACTATCAATACCCATAAGTGTCTTAGAAGTCACCCTATGCCCTGTGAGGATGTTTTGTACTAATAGTTCTTGAAGTGCTAAATACTGTTTGTCTAGGTCGGCAGTATTCATAGGAGTTATCTCAGGCGCTCTTGTTCGGTCGTCTGAGAAGCAAAGCACAAAACGCCCAGCTGCTTGACTCCCCGTAAATTTGTCAGTTATACTTTGCTCTATCTGCCTTCTCTCTTCAGATGTAGGCGTCCCATTATTGAAGGAAAATAGATAACTGCCTGAAAATGAGTTACTTATATTGTTTAAATGAAACTCGGCTACCTTTTGATCTACTAAAGCCCAATTACAAGCAGCTAAATAGTCAGGTGTGTGATATATGTCCATATTAGGACTGTAAGCACCTGTGTAAAGTAATTGACTGCCTGCTGTTCTATCATTAGTATTAAATGCTGCTATTGGATAAGGTTTGTGTGTTCTAGTGTTTGACCAGTCTGCACTAATATAATAAGTATCTACATGACCTAGTTCGTTTGGTCTACCTGCCCTAACTCTCTCAACTGGCACATGAAAAATAGAATTGATTTCAGTTCGTTCTCTATTCCAAATAATGTGTAAAGCATACCCTCCCTGAAGCTTAAAGTCAAATGCTACTTTTTTAATAACTTGATGTAAAGTCTCTTTAGAGTTTGCATGACGCATAAACTTCTTTAGTTTAACGAACTCCTCTAAATTGTATTCTTCTTCATCAGTACATATTATATTCTCTCCTGCTATCATCTCAGCAGTTCCATTAATTATAGCTGCATGAGTTGAAGAATTATAGTATAAGTCTATAAGAAACTGTGGATAGAGGTTTCTCCAGTCATCAGTTCCATATTCTATATAGTCTCTGCCTCTTACTTCTTGTACTACTGGTGCTGTACTTGTTTCTAAATTTACTGAGATTATTGAATCTTTCATAATTATTGTTGTGGTTCTACATTATCTCCGTTTGCATCTATACTGTAACCTGCAAATCCATGTAAGCATTTAGTAGGTGTTAAAGCATGAGATCCAAAGTCTATATGTTCAGTAGTCATTATATCATAAAAAACGCCATCAAAATAAACAGGCGGTGTTATTACATGACCATCAGGATCATAAGTTCCAGGTGTTTCTACTATTTTGCCCATGTCTACTATTGCTTGTGTTGCACTAGAGTTTGTTGTGAGTTGTTGACCTTCAACCTCTACTATCTCAGTAACTCCTTTATCTAAGAAGTCAGCATCTGCTTGAGCTTTAGTATCGTATTGTAATTTGTATATATTCATATTAAGTAGTTAAAGCTAATAGTTGAGCATCTGTTAAAATTGTATCATAAAATTGTATCTGTCTTATTTTGCCATAAAAAAAATAAAATGAACCAGTTGTTCCATAACCCGCTGCAATTTTCTCCCAAGTCTTAGCCTGAGATGTAATACTGGCATTTGTAGTAACTTCTGTACCATTTAACCAAGCCGCAAAATCACCGCTTTTATACTTTATTGCGATTTTAAAAAAACCACTAGGATAACCTGGCGAACTCCAAAAGGTATTAAGTCCAGTCCCACCTATAAGAGCTTGTAGCCATAAGCCAGAGCTATTAGTGGCACCAATACCAACTGCATTTGAACTATTTGCGCCCATACTAATAAAACCATAGTCGCCATTAAAATCAAAATCCAATTCCAGAAAAAAAACACCCTCAGTTTGACCAATTAAACTGCTTAAACCAGTTTTATAAAAACTTGTTCTATTCCTAGTTACTGTTGCCCCTGAAGTTGGGATATAACTTGTTGCTGAAGGGTCTGTATGCGCACCGCTAGGTATTTCTTCTAATTGAACCCCCCACAAACTGAAATTCGTACCTGTTCCACCTGCAAAATTAC